GCCAGGTTTTCAAGTAGTTAATATACCTGACAATCCAATTCTGTTTAATCCAGTTAATCATCTTTATTTGGTCCTCTTTCTTGATCTAATACTTCCAGGTCTTTTATGGCAAGGTCAAGCATTTCTCTTACCTGTGCGCTATGCATTTGAGTAGACCCAGATAGTAACCTATTATTCTTGACAATAATCACTATTCCATGATCTGCCACATCTTCTACATGATCTAAAAGAGAGTCTAGCGTATCAAAGAGATACTCTTCTTCTGCTGTTTCCTTTAAGCCCTCTTTAGATTCCAGTGTCTTATTAAACTCTATTACATTACCCATATTAAAGCCATGCCATATAGCGAAGTATCATAATGGCAAAATAAACTGAGAGTACCCAGAAGGCCCCTTTGGCGGCTATTCCTACAAGAAACCCAAATAGATAGGCCCAAGGGTTAGATGGTTTACTACTCATTTCTTTTCTCCTTACTTTTTAAGATTTCTCTCATAATACTAACTCTCTTCTCTTCTGAATAAGTTAACCACATTCGGATGTCATCAATAGACCTCCCACAACCAGTGCAGGAGGCCTCTTTAATGTTACAGTGTTTTATACAAGGGGAACTTATAAAATCTCGCAAGCACCACCTGTACAAGCCAGTGTCTGAGCACCCTCTGTATTATCTTCTGACTCGTAGTCAGTCAACTTAGAGAAGTCAACCTTTGGCATAGCCGCTATTGCTGCAAGAAACTCAACTTTACTACAAGGCTGATAAGGCGCTTGTGCATAAGTATGTTCAGCATAAGGCAAGAAGCTAACACCAGTAATATAGTCAAAATTCTGATAACACCAGTTACCTACTTCCATCCACTCATGCTCCTTAACATAAACAGTAACACTTACCGAGTGTTCTGACCAGTGTTTCTGGAATAGCAGCCAGTTTTCTAGTTGTTCAATGGCTGTCTGTTCGTTAGCTAGTGTAGCACCTTCTGGAGACTTGATCGGGAAAGAAAAGATAGTGGTCTTCTCAGGGTTCATCAAGTCTGGTTCATTAGGCACCCCTGCGTCCTTCAGGAAAGAAGTTAAGGGATCGTTATTAGCCTGTCTTACAGTTCGAATGTAATAGGGGCTAAAGCGCCCATGAATACCAGAGCTAGAGTCAACAAGCTGAGAGACCGTGCCAGAAGGCTTAATTGTAGTAATAGCGGTAGCTGGGTTGATGTTGAGCTTTTTGGCGTATTCAATATTAACTTCTTGGGCATGTGCCTTGAGCCTTTCTAGCATCTTAGGGTCAGGATTACGTAGGATCTTACAGTCTTGGATACCAGTCAAAGATACGCCTAACAACCGCTCTTCTTCACAATTCTTTTGCCATACTTTACGGACATATTTGAATTCAGTGAGAGAGGCTTGTAGCGTACCAAGAATAGTTGCCAGACCAATCTTACGCTTAAGATCTTCTTCTGTATCTTCTACACGACATACAACCTCTGACAGGTTGCATAGTTGCCCAGAGCGTAGTTGAATTTCTGCGCAAGGATTAGTTCCAACTAGAGGTTCTGAATTACGGCGTTCAGGGGCAAGTGCTTTAGCTCCAGCTCGGTTAAAGATGCCACGCTCACCAGAGCCTGACTTCATAAGAGCAATCCACTCGTCCATAAACACAGCCATAGAGGGCTTTTGTTCATAGGCGGCAGAGTTATTGGCTAAAGCACGGTGTGCAGCGGTTTCCCACCAACGACCGGACTTAGCATCCCGTACTTCGGGATCACCAAGATCAGAGAGTGAGATAAGGGCAGAGCGGCGTACACCGCCAACTACAACTACTTCAGCAATCTTACATACAATGTCATGTACTTCGATTGGACGAAGCTTACGTCCAGCTGCTGCCTTAAACGTGGCAGTAACAAAGCTCATTAAGTCTTGTAAAGGGGCAGGGCCGGAGGCCCGACCACCCATAGTTTTAAGACGAGCACCTTCAGGGCGAATCTTAGAGAAGTCCCACGCATGTGTGTTACCAAGATATAGTTCAGCAATAAGTTTACGGAGGGCCTTGGCCCAGCCTTCAGCGCTGTCTTCAATCGAGATGGTACGTTCACTTTGTGAGAAGGTGTCGTTAATGATAGGTAGTTTGTTTACATATTGGGCCTCAGCAGAAAAGCCGACACCAGTTCCTGACATCAGGATATATAGGATTTCGTCAAATACACGGATATGGTCTACTGCAGCAAAACTACAGTTATAACCACGGAACGGGTTTTGTGCAAGAGCGTCACCAGCTGCCCACATAGCTCTCATGCTAGGCATTACCTCACGGTTATAAACGGCGGTTGACATTTGTTGAAACTCGTTATCAGTAATAACATTATTACTAACTTGCTTTTTCCAAAAACCAATCAATCGGTCTACAGTCTCTTCCCAAGTTTCACGACGACCTTCGGCCTCTAGATAACGTGAGTAGCGTGACAAGTGGATGAATGATTCGTAAGCGTTCATTTTATTTATTTCCTTTATTAAGATTCATAACCTTTAAATGAGTGAGAAGATTCTTTAGTTTCTTCTTCATCGTCACAATCACAATTGCATGTGTACTCGTCACAGTCTTCACATTCACAATCACAACCGTTTGAACAACTGTCTACAACGGGAAGATCTTGATACATTTCCTCTGCGTGATCAATATTGTGATCAACATCCCAATAGTCTTGCATAAATAGCAGTTCTTCTTCAGACCAGGTCTCAGTTGCAGCCAGATATACGTTAAGGTGATCCTTGCTCTTAATAACAACCTTAATAAAGTTTTCATAGTGTTTCAAAGCGCTAGCAAGCTCAGGTTTAATTTCCATTAGTGTAGTGTCCTTTTAAAATGTGGGTTTAGTGTTTCAAGTGCATAGTGATATACTTTATCATTCTCTTCTGTATCTTCGTAATATTCTTCTAATGCACCCTCAACAAAGCATCGAAGGGAGGGCGGGATCTTATTAAGATCTGCCTTACCATCTATAGCCATGTTGAGGATAATACTCAGTAGTACTGCTTCTTCTTCCGTCATCTAAACCCTCATAAATTGGCTAGTGTTTTGTCTTTCGGCTTGCTCTTCAAAGTCTGGACCTTTGGCTAGCCTGCCAGTAGGGAAGTCATAAAGCAAAGCTCCGGAGGGGCCAGTGAGACCTGTATAACGGCACTTAAGAACTTTTGTTTTGATTGTGTTTCTTTCGACATCATCATCACTCCCCACGTTACGGGCAAAGGCAATAATGTCCATACTGATTTGTTTGATAGAGCCAGACCCCCGGATATCATCCATAGAGGGTAGCTTACCTTCTTCAAAGCTTTTTCCTTTGTTATCAGTCTTTCGTAAATGACTAATAAGACCAATCCATACGTTATGTTTCTTAACAAGACGTAACAGATCATTCATTATCTTATCTATAGCCTCATTGCCTGTAAGGCCCTCTGCACCTTCAGACGCAAGAATAGTAATGTGATCGACAAAGAGGTATTTAGCCCCACTAAGGCACATATACTCCAAAAAGTCCATAATAGAACCGTCTGAAATAGACCCTTGGTGATCAAGAACAAGTACTCTATCGTCTCCAAAGATTTTGTCATAACCTTCTTTAAGTTCTTCAAGTGGTATCTCCTCTGCTGCGGGGTTTCTATTTAGGGCCATACCACTCATTTTACGAGCAGTCTCAGCTGGCGATTCCTCAAGGGATACGATACCGATTTTGTCTTCCGTTGCGTCTAGCAAGTGAACAGCAATCTCACGCAACAGGGTAGATTTGCCAGAACCTGTACCTGAAGTCCAGAGGGTAATTTCACCGAAGCGCATACCCTTTAGCTTATCATTTAGTCCTGTCATGGACTCAGGGTAAGGGATAGATTCAAGCTCATTATAGGTCTCTAGTTGTGTCCAGAGGTCTTCTTTAGTAAGAATACCCGCCGGGGTATAGTCCGTTGAGTCGTATATAGTTTTAAGAACCTTATCTGGGTCTTTAATCCATAGGTCTGACGCATCTTTCTCAGAAGACTTGGCTATCTTTACCTTATCATAGCCGATAATACGAGCAGCCTCCTTAGTAGCTGCTCTTCCAGCGTCATCATTATCCAACCAAAGGATTACTTCGTCAAAGTTTCTGATCCACTCACGCTCTTCAACTAGATCTTTAATAGAAGAGGCTGAACGCAAAGATACAACAGGATAGAAGGTCTTATATCGTTTAAACCATGCAGATTGTACTGCCATAGCATCGAGTTCACCTTCTGTAATAACGAGTCGTTTTCCACCGTTGAATAGTTGTTGTCCAAACAAGCCCCCTCTAATTTTACCCGCAGAGGTAAATTCTTTAGGTAGCTTTCTTATCTTGTAACCAGCAAGGTTGTCCTCGTTATAATAGGGATAATAATGGCTGTCTATATTACCATCCATATCATAAGAAACTTTAACTCCGTAATGCTGAGAGACTTGTTTAAAGATGTTTCTTTCCTTGAACCCCCGGCTTGGGAATTCTTCTTTGATTTCTCTGAGACTTGGCCCATAAGAAACGGGTTCAAAGTCTGTGTTATTATTTGTCACAGTGATACCCTTTCTAGGTGCTGGTGTGCTCTTGCGGCAGCTAAAACAGAATTTAGAACCGTCTTCATATATTTGGCTTGGATCTGACCCTCCGCAATAATCGCAAGGTTGATCCTTAACTACTATCCGTCCCATAGTTATTGTTGTTCTGTATGAATTGCATAAGCCATAACTAGTTCGGATGTCTCCCTAAATAGGAAGTAAAGGAATATGGCTGCAACGAAATTGAAGCTTATAATATTAACTGCCCCTAGCAGCCCAAAGACTGCAGAGAACAGGCTCAATATAAACAACATCGTAGAAAGGTTTCTCATTGATATCTCCTCTTTACTAATCTAATATACTTGCGAGTCTTGTCTGTTATTGCTTCTTTAGGGACAAACCTAATCGCCGCAATTTGTCGATTATAGAATCTAGGTGTTGTACCATCTTCTAAATATTCAGTCATAGACTCCGACACCATTTGGCAGTACGCCTCGGCATAGTAAAGCCCACCCTTAGTATTATATACGTCTACAATCTCAAAGGAAAATTTATCATGGCCATAAAGGGCTATGTCTTTCTTTAGATGCTCGGAGGAACCTGTGTAGGTTCTCCAAGACATCTCTTTCCCATAGGTTTTTGACTTTCTTTTCCCACCATGAAAGAATTGCTTCTTACCCCAGTAAAATTGATTAGTAGACTTGTTATGTATACAATACAAGAACCCAAACGAATTGGAGGGGTTAAACTTAAAGCTACAACTCCAATGACCTATTTCATCCTTTGATAGCATTTTCGTATACTTCTTTTCGGACTTTAAAGTGGTCATTAATAGACCTCCAAATGTGAATTAGCCGACCGTTGGCAATAAGATATTCGTAGCCCTTATCCCCATAAACATCGTTGTATGCTCTACAAACTGCAGAGCGCATTTCAGTATGTGTTTTGGCACTAGCTAATATCTTTTTAGCCTTTACTGGGCCTACTTTCCACAGGCCGGGGATGTTATCAACACTATCTCCTGTTAGTATTTGCTGCCAATAGAATCGTTCAGCATATTCTTCATCTATCTGATAAATAGACTTAGTACGGGGGTTGTAGTGACTACCGGGAATACAATCCAAGTCCTTATCGACAGATACAACAACACGGTTGATACCTGCCTTATCACACTCTAATGCCCATACCCGGACCAAATCATCAGCCTCACAATTGTCAGACACTACAGCACCGTCTAGTGTGCTTGTCCAAGACTTCAAGTCGCCAAACCATTCAGGTCTAGCATCTTTGGCTTTCTTCCGATTCCCTTTATAGTCAGGGAAAAGGTCTACTCGAAAGTTATCAGGGCCACCAAGGGCCATGACATAGTCTTTTGTGAACAAGCTATTTAAAACGTCATTGAAGTGCTCCATGAACTTCTTCTTTGCTTCGTCTAGTGATTCAGACTTCCATATAGACATATATACAAGAACATCACCATCAATAATAGCAATAGTCATACTACTAATTCCTTTAAATTACCCCTAAGAGGGGCGGTTAAGTCATAAGGGGACCCTATTTTTTCTCCTTAAATTTATGGAAATTTACTTCTTTCCGTTTAAAGCTCTCTGTTCTAGTTTATTATAGTTTATTTTCATAATCTCAGACAGGCTACTGCCCTCATTACTTGCCATAATAGTAATATACCAAAGAACATCACCTAGCTCGTCCAAGATTTGAGATCGTGTTCCCATTTGGGTTGCATCTTCTACTTCTTCGGCCTCTTCTAGCAAGCCCTTTGCTAGGTCTTTATGGTGCCTGTGACCGGGTTTAAAGAACTGTAAAGCAATAGTTTCATATAGGTTAGCTTGCATAGTATGCTCCTTCAGCTTTTGATAGAGACGCAATTATGTCTCTGAATTGTTGATGGGAAAGGTTAATTAGATCATAACACTTTGTATCTTCGTTAAATTGTCGTAGAACAACATCAGTCTCGTCTAAAATGACCTCAACATCTGAATACAACCCTGTTTGATCTAAGGTAGTTACAACTGTGTAGGCATCCTCATGTTCAATTGTAAACATTAACCTTCCTCTTTACAGTTACAATTTTCAAGAGCTTCTGTATAGCCCATTTTATAGCCATCGTGGTTGCCACTTTCTAGACCTTCGTCATAACCCTTATCATAACCCTCATCTTCTCCTTGTCCGAACCCTTCTTCATAACCTGATTCAAAACCATGATCAAGGCCTTCTTCAAAACCATGATCACGGCCCTCATCATAGCCTTCCTTAAAAATCTCATCAGATTGACCATTATACTCTTGGATAATGTTTTCCTCTAAGATAGTCAGCATATCACGAACTTGATCATTAATTTCGTGATTGTGTAGTTTAACTGCTTCAAAGAAACGGTCAAACTCAATGCGTATATTTTCTTCTACACTGATATACATATTAATAATCCTTCCAGATTCTGTGGTAAATATTTTCTAGTCCCGCCTTATCGGGGTGTTTTCGAACCCACATGCCAGTAGCAGGTTCGAAATGTTTCTTAAAGAAGTTATCCAGCTTACGATTACCAGTAGTAATGTTAGTATCTACCAAGTAAGATAAGCGATCAAACTCTGCGTCAGACATAATGCTTTTATTCTTGTACTCATAAGAATAGGCAGCTACACTAAGCCTAATCCTAAGTATAATCTGTTCACTCTTCTTCGAGACAGAATCCACACCAAGTTCCTTTACTTGCATTGCCACAACTGACACATTTGCGCCAACCATTCTCTTTATCACGGTCTTTTGAAGCCTGTCGCTCTTCTTTTGTCATAGAACGAATAACAGGCACTATTGGTTTAATGGACGTCATAACCTACTCCAACTCTTCAGCATAAGTGTCCCCGCAACAGTCCCCGTCCTCAGACCAATCCCATTCAGAATGACCTTCCTCGTGGAGTTGTTTAGCCTCTTCTTCAGAGTTAGCCTCAACAATGTAGCAGCTTTGTACTTGGATTGTTTCGTATACAGCGTATGTTTTCTTAGTGGACGTCATAGTAGTTTTCTCCTATTTTACAATCACCACAAGTCATAATATCAATGCCCAAAGCCTTTGGAGCCTCCTCAAAGCATCTCATAATTATTTCCCGTGTCTGTTCTGCTTGATCTTCACGAACTTCAACAGTGTGTTCATCGTGGTAGAACAACACATGTTTAAAGTCAATATTAGCTTTATTAAGCTTTTCGTCAATCATAACAACAGTTGCCTTCATAACAACTGCCTCTGCACCTTGGATGAGGTAGTTTAAAGACTTGTGCCGCTCAGACTTATCTAGCATAATCCTACGATCATCTAAACCGGGGATAAACCCCTGAGACTCAATTAAGTTACTTACATTGTTTATGAGCCTAGCTAGAGCGGGGAGTTCTTTCTTATATTTGGCCATTGCCTTTTTAGCTTGAGGTACAGTCTTTCCGATATAACCGCTAAGTTTTTGGGCACCAGCGCCGTAAAGATAAGCAAAGATAAATCGTTTAGCTTGAGGCCGGGTACATTCTAGAATATCGGCATTCATTTGATGAACATCCCCGTTAAGTACGGTATCGGTAAACTTATCGTCTCCCATATAGTGAGCTAACAATCTTAACTGACAGGCTGCAGAGTCGGCTGAAACCAAGGTATAGCCCGGTTCTGACACAAATAAGCTTCGGAACTCCTTACCAAGCGTAGCGTAAGCTCCCGGCAAGTTCGCAATAATCTTATGGGTCTGACGAAATGTTGGGGTGCCGATATTGAATACATCGCCGTGTAAACGAAAGTTATCATCGACGTATTGAAACCAACCCTCTAGGATAGACTTCCTTGATCGCAAGGTATAATACTCCATAAGAGCCTGACCTACATCTCCGAGTCCTTCCAAGGAACTATCTGAGAGTTTTGCTGAGACTTTGATAAACTCTCCGTTAACCCGCTTCCAGTTCCATTCGTCCGGCTCCCACCCGATTGTTCCAAGATAACGTTTAACCGTATCAGTGTTACCAATATCGCCAGTATCAAAAGTAACACGACAGTATTCACCCCAAATGGGACAAGTATCAACAGTGGTGCCCAGATCAAGCCCAAACCAACGGCTAATGTGGCTTGTGATTTTTCCCGACTTCGTATAAATTGGTTTTTTCGTGATTGCATAACGCTTCCCCGTTATTGGTTCATGTTCTTTTATAGTATCTGGGTCAACTACGTTTGCCTTTCCTGGAAGTAACGGATTAATAAAAGATTCAATTTCTTGCATCCTTTGATCAATTGTCGCACTAAGAGCTTTAGCCCCTTCCAAGTTAAACTTCCAACCGTTTTGGCATTGTTCAGCCATGATTGCATCCATTGACATTTCTGAACGCAAAGCTTTGAGAATAGCCTTAGATTTTGAGGCGTTAATATAATTTTTAGTTTCTTGTATAAGGTACTTGTATACTTTAACAAGTAGCCGAACGTCTTGTTGCATATATACAAACATGTCCTCGTTAAAAGTTTCGAATCCACCATTATAATCCCCTTTATGATCATTAAAGAACTCACCCCACTTTTTTAGGGAGTGTCCAAATCCAAAGCGCCTGTAGTCAAGCACTTGGGACATTACTTTAGTACATTGTACGGTTGCTTTAGGCTTCCAACCCGTTAGTTTAGTTAGCGCAGGTACGTCATACCCAAAGGCATTATGGGCGATGATCACCTCTGCGCTGTCTAACAGGTCAAGAAACTCTTGAAGTTGACTGGGGCGAAACCAGTATTCCGCCCCGGTATCAATATCGATAGCACCCGCACAATGAAACTTACTTAGCTTAGGCAGCAGGTTATCAGCTTCAATGTCAAATACTAGTTTCATATTTACTCCATTTCTTCGTCTTGTACACGGTATTCCGCATCACGTACTAAGTCCAACGCCATGTGGGCCTGATGAACTGCACGATGAATGTTCAAGTTTAAGTCCCGCTCTCGGAGAGACTCAGCAAGTTTACGAATAATACGAGAGTCTGGTGATGTCTTCATGATGTATGCTTCCCTAATACTCTTGATAACTGGCGCTCTGCCATCATTATATTTTCATATGCATCGTTTAAAACATCCGATTCATATCCCCCAGTTTCATCCAGCCAGTGTTTAGCTGATTGAACTCCATGCAAAGCCCGTTCAACATCTCTCTTTACTAGTTCGAAATCGTTTGGGGTGTCAGCCATACGATCGATATCTTCTTGAGTTATCATAATAAGTCTCCTTCTACAAAGTCAGGCCATTCAGGTGGGTCTAATACATCAAACAACTTTTCTAAGCTGTCTTCTGCATCGGATCCATCTGAATATTCACCCGAAGCCTCTAGATCAACGCCTACGCAATCTTTACCAAACTGATCTAGCAATAGCTGTGCAAGATGTGTTGGGTCTTTTACATTATCGTAATGGAAGTTAATAACGTTGTATTCCCCTTCATACCAGCCAGACACACTCATTAAAACTCTCCGCCAATGAGTTGATGCTCTAGGGATTTAACAAGACGAGAGGCATACCACTCGATCTTACGGGCGTCTTGAAGGTCAGCATCCTTCTTACCTAGTCGGCAAGAATACTTAAAGATCTGGCCCAATAGATGTGAGTTAACACCGCTATGGCTATCTAAGATATACTCCATAAGATCCATATATTCTAGCCCCTCGGGGAATCGATCATAAGCCTCTTTTGGAATCATCTTATAGTGCTTCGGATTAATAATCTCATCTTGAGATGACTGATCCATCTTACTGAAGTTGCCGTGAAAGTCTATTGCTTTTTTCTTTTTACACTCTTCTGCTACTGTGTAATTTGATTCCTCAACCAAGGCCTGATACTCGGCCTCGGCTTCCCGCTCTAGATAGGCGCTATACCCGAAATTACCTGTTTCTTCTACTTCTACTACTTTCATACCGTTCATCTCTTGATCTTGCATATCCAACATAATTCTCCGCTCCACTCGATTGTAATTGTTCATTAGGAGATAATCACTCCACTCCCGTATACCTGATTGACTATTTACAACCATACTGCGTTCCTCACCTATACAGGTTATGTACGGTGAATTACCCGATTGTTTTAAGTTTGACCAGATATCTATTGCCTTTTGCCAGCTATCAACCTCGTATTCTAGAATAGTTGAAGATGGTGATTTGTATACTCTATAGATGAATTTACCCATTAATTGTTTCTGCCTTTATTTTCTGGATATGTATTTTTAAGTCAGCCTTGTTTGCATAGCCCATTTGTTGGGCGGCGGTTTGCTCGGCAGCATAATGGGTATAACCTGCATCATACTCTAATATTGCAGCCCTTTCCTCAAACAAATCCTCTATTAGTTGCCAGTCGTTCAGTCCTTCTCGTTCCATTCTAAGTAAGCTCCTATAATTGGTTTATCATCGACTCCTTTACGAAGAATGACATAGTCTGCCACAGAGACAGCCTCTCCTGTATCTGTTCGTGTAAAGCTATCCCCACGATATGGGTTGTACCTTACGAGCTTCTCTGTGACTCTCTGGGGGCCTAGCTCTTCTACGACTTCGCCCACAACAAAAGCATGAACGTTCTTCTTATTCTCATTTAGAACTTTTTGTCTACCAGCACTTCTTACTGTAAACTTTGCGTTCTTCAAGATTACATGGTCAGTGTGTTTAATCACTTTACCGTAGTCCTCTTTGTTACGTGACTGTAAAGAGAATGTATTTTTATGGAGATTATAGTAGGCGGCTACTCTCATGTTAATCTCCTCTTACTGCTATTACGTGTTCATAAGAAACTTCCTCTGCTGTTTTGAAGTGTTTCTTGTTAACAGGTGTTTGCGGGATTAATTCACACCAAGTATTCCACCAGTATTCTGTTCCTTTCTGCTGTACAACACCTACGTATTCTTCTGCCTTATTTTTATTGTTAAAGTAAGAGCTAGAATACCCAAGTCTTTTTAAGTTATGAGTGTCTAAACAGGCTAGGTTATAGCCCATCATTTGTAGGCCAAAACTGGCCTTTGCTAACCCAAGACCTTTAATACCTAGCACAGTATTAAGCATAAGGTTTTCAGAGGCACCCCCTTCAAACATAGAATAGAGATCTTCTTTAATTGCCACAACACCTGAGTAACTATCAATCTTATGACCCCACAGAGCTTTTGATTGATGTTTGTTTAAGCGGATGTCATTTGACAGCTTAGTTAAATCTTTAAATCCTGTACGAATAGAGGCAATAACTGTGCCAAACACATCTACTATCCCTTCTGGTCCTTTGTTCATCACATAGTCTTGAATTAGTTTTACATCACGAGTATACATTTTAGCCTCCTTTTCTTACGTTCCAAGTAAACTTATTCTTCCATACCCCTGTATTTGGACGCAAAGCCTTTTCCATCTCTTTTGCTTCCTCCAAGGTTAGGCCAGAGGCTAATGAAACAATCTTTATATCCTTCATGTGATTATTTATATTGGTAAGTACAGGACGTTTCTTTCTAGAGTATTTCTCAGACATTGCCTCCCTTACTTCATACCAGTAGCGAAACTTTATTCCAATGATATTAAGCTTTGAACGGCCCACGTAACCTTGATGGATTCCTCTGTGTTTTCCTTCTACAAATATATGGTACACGGTATAAACTCCTTTGTCTTTTCCAACTGGTTTTGCTAGATATTTGGTGTAAACTTTATTCATATTGGTTGTCATTGAGTCAAGCATATTATTCTCCAAACCATTTCTTCATGAAGTTGCGTAAGTCTTTCTCATTTCCCAAAGGGGTTACAGTATTATGATACACCCCTTCCGGGCCACATATAGCTACTTCAGGCTTCCCATTGATAGATACAATAGAGAGTTCTTCTGCGCTATTAATCGGTATTAAGACTTGTTGATGATTAAACAACTATCTTCTCCTCTATTACAGTTACTTTATAGACTTCAGCGCAATCGTCGTCAAGCGCATGAAGTGCATATTCTTGACAGGTTTCGAAACTACCTTCGTGATATAAATCTCCGCCAAGATAAATCTCATAGTATGTTTCACGAACCTCAGTTGCCATTAGCTGCTCTCTCTCTTATAACATCTTCATACTTGTTAAACAACTGCTCGAACTTCCACTGGTATAACTGCTGCATACCAAGCAGAGCGTTCATCAGTTCATCTTGTGTAGGGTCACGCTCACCATCACCTATCTGTTTGAACACTACCTGTAGGTCATCGCATACATGCCAGCAGTCCATTATCATTTGCTCTAAGTCATACAGTTTAGTCATTCGTCTCTCTCCTTCTTTCCCATACCAATGTCTATCATACACTTCGTCTCTAATGCGTCCCATCACAGTTCATCTCCTTCGAGTTCTGCGAGCCTTTCGTATCTATCCTGCCACCAGTCATCGTAACCCCTTGTGCCATATTCAAATGGACATTGAATAAGAGCCAGCCCTATAGCCTCATTCAGCTTGGCCTCAAGATTTTCGATCATGTCTGCCGCTTCATACAACAAAGCATCTGTTTTGAGCTCGCCTATCTTTACAGATACACCCCCTGATTCTAAGTCTACAAAGACCACATCTTCACGCAACTGTTTTACTAATGCGTTCTTTGGCTCGGGTGTGCGTTTAGTCATGTGTATTCCTTTCCATCTTCAAAAGCCTTTACTATTTTAGTTTCGATAATACGAACACTCATGTTTGCATCTTTGTACCTATTATACCATTTGGATGCTTCTGTTAAGTCAGCAAGAGTATCAATATGCTCCCACCACCATACTCCGTTTTCTCCCTCAAGGAAAAAGTGTATCTCATACATTCTTGGACTAAATCCCATTATACTTCTCCTTTTGCACAGATTGAATCAAAGACCGCAATACGATCATCCCTGTTGGCTAGCTTAAGCTTAACGCAGAGATCGTTAGCTTTTACCATCATACGGAAATGTTTAGCGTTTGATACGACAACAAGGTTATAAAAGCCTAAGCGGAAAGTTTGAAACTCCACCTGTTGTGGGTTGGCTAAATACTGTTCTTCCGTTCCTGTGTACTCCCAGTCTCGTGTTAATAGATAAGGGAATGCCTTTCCTAGGTCTGATGTGAGAGTAAGATAATCTAAGTCTTTACCCCGCCCCATAACAGTAGCACTACCAAACCGGACAGTATGGGGAAAGATGGATTCAGGAAAGAACATATCACCCTCTTCCTCATAGGAATAAGTGCGCTTGTTATTATTAAAGCTTTCTGCGAGGATGTCCCCGAGTGTTTTTCTGGTCATATTTATTACTCCGAATAATCAATGCAAGCTTCAAGAGCTTCATCTAAACTGTTGTGAACTTCTGTTGCCATAGCTGTCATAAAGGGGTTGATACGATCATGTTCATTTTTAAACATAATAATTGTCTTGTTCTTCATGTGGCTAAACATGACTTCACAAGCTGTACCTTGACCCTTGGCTTTTGAATGATTACGCATATCAACTAATAAGATCTCGCATCGTGCGATGTCTCGGAGATCTTGTTTAAATATACGCTTGGCGATATTGCTTTCTAGCCCCTTATCATCTAAGAGTTGTTCGTGGAAAGAAATCCTACGAGAGGGGTCTAGGAATTCAATATCATGGTCTGACAGTACTTGACCCGCATAAGTTCTCCATTTTTTCATTTCTTTACCTGAGAAACCAGCCATAGGGCCAGCTAGGTATACACCTTTAAGTAGTTTCATTCTTCTTCCCCCTCTTCTTCTTCTATGTTAGTAAACCTAATCCGAACATCCCCATCTCCAAAGTCTTCTACGAGATACCAGTCAGAGTTTCCATTGTCAATGATAGTGTCTAGCCAGTTAAAAAAATCTTCACGTTTCATGCTTTTCTCCAAATACTTCTTTCCATTCTTTAGGTGTTATTCCTGAGACTATAAACTCTCTTTCTCCAGAGCTTAATTGGGGGAACGCCTTTTGTACTAAGTCTCCGTTTTTCCAGCTAAA